AGTATTAGTTAATGTAGTAACCCATACACCATACTAGGTAGAATGAAAAGTGGTGGGGGGCATCTTTAAAAACACCATTTAATCTACTTTAAAAGTAGTTGAGCAGTTAGTCAACTAAAGGGTGGTAAAAATACAAAAGTGAAATTGCTAAAGTGATTTTAGGGTGGTAATTAAGCAGTTAGCGTGGGTATAGAAGAAAAGATGATTTAGTGGTAAAAAGTGCGAAAAAAGTGTAATTAGTTGACTAGTATATATACGTAGTATATATAACCACTCCAAACGTTTAGTATTATATATATTATATATATAGAAATAAGTAAACTTATTTCGTATATTATAATATTATAATACCTACAAATTAGCACTATTACCTCTCTCTCTGGGTATAAGAAAAATATAAAAAAGAATATAAATAGTATATAAATAGTTGACTATAAATTAGTATATATTAATACTATTTTTTTTAATATAATAATAACCTTAATAATAGTATTCTTTAATGTATATAATAACCTAATACGGACTTGGTTGATTTTTTAGTATTGGTATAATAAAATATTAGTAGAGATTACTATTGGAGAGAGTAATTATTAATGGAGATGATGATATGAATATAAAATACGGCTACCTAGACAAGAATTTGTTAGACTACTATAATACATTAGATATTAGAAGAAAGAAGTATGTTGATTTTAGAGGACAGGGTTATAATAAAGCAGAATCTTATAAGATGGCAGGTTATAATGCAAAGAACTACGGACAGGCTGCATATAATTTAGAGAGAAACGATACTAATATAAAACAAATTATTGAAGATATTACTAACCATAATAAACTAAACCAACTCACTGATGGTAAGGGCGACTTACAAAGACAAATAAATGCTTTATCTGATAGTGCTCAAACTCGTAAAGCACTTAAAGTGCTAGAAAACGCAACAGGCGAAGAAGCTATGCGTATTAAGTTTTATACTGATATTGCAGGTGGTAAAACTAAAACTATTGAAAAGACTACTATTAAAGATAGAGATGGTAATATTAAAGAAGAACGTATTGTCGAAAAAGAACCTAGTATTTCCGATAGAATGGTTGCTCGTGCTAAACTAGATGCTATTCTTGGTATTACTGATATGGCTAGTGCCGTTGGTCAAGTTCAAGCAGGTCAAATTACTGTTACTATTGTTGATGCTTCTAACAAACAACAAAAACAAGATAAACGTAACGAAGTTGTTATAGATGCTGATTTTGAAGAAACAACTAAACCACAAGAGGAGAGTGATGTTAATGTCTGATGTTGATAATCAATCTCTAAACGCTAATAATATAACTGTTCCTCTTGTTTATGCTCCACTATTCCAAGATGACTATAAACGCTTTATTTTATCTAGTGGTCGTATTAGTGGTAAAACTTCTATGCTTGTGTGTCTATGGTGGGTGTTTATAAACAAATATCCATCTAACGATATTGTTATATTACAGGCTACTGCTACTGAAATTAAAGATTCTATTATAAACGAAATACATAAATTCTTAAAGAACTCTAACTTTGATGTTGGAGATGATCCACAGTGCACTTATTATATTCCTAAATCTAAAGAGTTTATTAAAATACAAGATGGAAATCATAGTGGTATGACTTATTTCTACCCCATCACTGATAGTAGTGGTGGTCAACGTTCAAGAGGTGTTTCTACTCATCATAAGGTTTCTTTAGTTATGTATGAAGAAGCTCAAAAGAATAGAGATGCTAACGTTATCGAACAATCTATGGCTACATTTATTAGACAACTTACTCAAAATGGTAGAATTGTTGTTGTTGGTAATAATGAAACTATCGGACATTGGTTTGTTGATTATGTATCTCAAAAGAAGAAATCTAAAGAGTGGTGCTATATCTATGCTTCTTGTTATGATATTTGGAACCTATTAAATGAAGAAACACAAAAATATATTGAAGATTTTAAGCATACTAACTATTTAGAGTTTAGAAGAATATTTTTAGGAGATATTAAGGCTTCTACTAGTGATGTTGTATTTCCTCAATTCTCTCGTGAGAAACATTATAAACTCGCAACAGAACTTAAAATACATTATATGAGATACTTGTTTATTGGTGTTGACCACGCTACTGCTAACGATACATTCGCTTGTGTTCCTGTGGCTATACTTGATAATGGAGAAGCTCAAACACTAGAAGTGTGCTATGATGATCCTAAAGAAACAAATAGAACTTTAGCACCAACTGAACAATGCGAAATATTAGAGAACTTTATAAACTTTTTAGATGAAAAGTATGGCATTGAATATAACCAATTAAGAGTTATAATTAGTTGTGATGGTGCTGCTAGTCCATTTATTAAGCAACTAGAGCATACAAAGAAAACGGCTAAAAATCGTAAACTATGGAAATATATTACTATTAAAGGTTTTACTATGAAAAAGAAAGATGTCAACTTGGGTATTATTAAAAATGCCTTTGCTTATGGTGTCTTAACAATATTAAATGAGGGTGTCTTATCGTGGGATAAATCTACTAATAGACATAGACTTGCTAAAGAAATTGAAAGCCAACGCTATAAGAATGGTAAATTAGATCCATCTATTCCAAACGACTTATGTGATGCCCTTGAATATGGCTTAATACCTTATTATACTAATTGTTATAATTTGAGTTTTCCTTTTAGAGTTAATGAAAGAGAAAAATCACATTATGATGATATAAGAAAATTAGCAAATGTCAAATAAAAAGGAGAGATGAAAATGGAAGAAAACAAAGACAATGCTACACCAAAAGAGAGTGCCGATACAATGCTAACTAAAATTGTTTTAGCAACTATGACACGCTACAACGAAATGACCGAAAATGAATACCTAAAATGCTTGGGTGTTGATTTAGAGAAATTTCCTAATATTAAAGAGGATTATATTAATAACGTTGCTTTATGTAATATGATTTTATCTTTACAACGTAAATTACTTAAATTGAATACCGATTTAAAGGCTTTATGTGGCTCAATAGATGCTAGAGAAAAAGCAAGACAATATAAAGAAACTAAAGTAGCTAAAAGGAGAGAGAAAAAAAATGGAAAAAGATAACTACACATTCAATAATATTGATAAAAAGGTTTTAGATGAAAACATTGGAGAACAAGCTATTAAATGTTGTAATGATGAAAAATTAATGAAAAGATTAATGGTTTCATCTCTAGGAGAGTGTATTTCATTATTAGATGAAATAGATAAATCAGTTAACGTAATTAACGCTTTAATCGGAACTATTTATTCTAAAGATTTAGAAGAATACTTTAGACAAGTTGCTAAAAACGTTCGTAAGGCTGAAAAAGAAGAAAAACAAAGACTAGAAGAAGAAAAAAACAATGTTGATAATGCTACTAAAATAAATTAAAATAAGTATAAAGGGGTGATATTATGTCGCAAATTACTATTGACTACGATACTGTCGGTGTAAAAAGTGCAACTTTAGGTAATATTTTTGATTATCACGTTGCTAATCCATTTTACTTATTCGCACCTAGTTATTACCAACACTTTTATGCTTCATATTTAATGCCATCACTTGCATTATATAATGGTTCGATTAGTGGTATTTGGGATAAGACTATCGGCTTTACATCACAAAAACTATTACCTAGCATTATGAGAGGTTTATCTAATGTGCTTTTCGCTAATGGTATTGATTTTTCAAGTGGTAATCAAGATACTTATGAGTTTATGAAAGAATGGTCTAAAAAGGCTAAATTCTTAAAGTGCTTGAAAAAATGCTATATCAATTCTGGTGCAGGTGGAACTAGTTTACTAAAACTAAACCGAGATAAAAATAAAGATTTATTCGTCACTCAACATAGAATTGATACTTTCTTTATTGATGTTGATTCAAACGATAAAATTATTGCTGCTAAAATCTATATTGATAGCATTACTAATACTGTTAAAAAAGATGATGGTGGCTATGCTAAAGGTAATATTCATTATGGTATTTGTGAGGAACGTTATTTTAATGATAACGGACAACCTTGTGTAAAGGCTAGTGTTTATCGTGGTAGTGCTAATATGCAAACTGAAACACTTGCTAGACCTCAATTTATTTCTAATGAAAAAGTTAATTGGGAAGAATTACCATCTAGTGTTAGAAGATACATTAAAGATAATTATCCTACTATGGTTATAGGTAAAGAGGAATACTTACCTTTTAAAGATAGTCTAGGTTTAATGAAATGGTGCTTTACTAGTGATTTACCACAAGTTGCAGGTAGTCCTTTTGGTCAACCTATTGGAGATATTTTACAAACTGAATCTTTACAATATGACCAAATGAAATACTTTGAACGTAATGATGTTGATATTGCTAGAGCAAGAGTTTTAGTTCCAGAAGATTATATTAATAAAGATGATCCTGCTAACGAGCAAAACGATACTTTAAGCGAACGTTTCTATCAAAAAGTATCGGCTTCTAATAACGATAATGATAAAATTACTCCTATTCAATTCCAATTAAGAGCTAATGAAATTAAAACTGAAAAGGAAAATATTTATAAAGATATTGCTTTAAAATTACAATTATCGGCTTCAACTATTGCATCATTCTTAAATGAGGGTGCAGGAGCTAGAACTGCCACTGAAATTATTAGTGAAAGAACTAAAACTGACACTTGGATTAAATCACAAATTGCATTAATTAGAGATGATTTAAACGAGTTTATCGGTTATATTGCTAGATATTATAATAGAAAAGATGATATTGAAATTGTATTTAAGTGTGAGGACCAATCTCCACAATTAGATAAAATGAAAGCATATAGTGATGTATTTGGTGCAGGACATATAACACCAGAGTTATATGTAAAGCAAGTATTCGCTAATTTATCACAAGCCGAACAAGAAAGAGAAATTACTTACTTAACTAATATGGCTGAATTAGATTTAAAACAAAAAGAACTTGCTTTAAATACTGCTATTGCTAATTTCAATAACGCTATGATGGGTAATCCTATTGATAATAGTGACACAAATAATGACACAATTAAAAAAGACAACAAAGAGGAGAAATCCGACATTGTTGACAACGATAAAAATCAATAATATAATTTAATTAAGCAAAGGGTTTCTATAAAAAATCCTTATAACATATGCTTAAAAAGAGAGAGAGGACATTTTAATGTTTGGAAAAGGAAAAAAAGAAAAAGACATTCAAAAGGTGTTAGAAGGACTTACTCCAGAAGAAAAGCAAGACTTACTAGAAAGCCTAAAGGCTGATGAAAGTAATGAGCAAAAGGGTAATGAAACTAATGAAAACTCTACGAATGGTGCTAATCCAACTGAAACTAACGAAAGTGAAAAGGTTGTTGAGGGTGCAACGACATCTAATGACAACAACCCTGTTGAACAAGAGGAACAAGCACAACAAGAGCCAACACAACCTAACGCTTTATCTATTGATGATGTAATGCTAAAGAGTGATTTTGAAAAGTATTTAGAGGAGTTTAATAAAAAATTAGATGCTTCTAATGAAAAACTAAATGCACTTGAAAAGCGTAATCAAGATTTAGAGAATAAGAATAATGAGTTGGCTAAAGAAAATGAAGATTTAAAAAACAAGTATGAAAACAACTCTTTTGGTAGTTATCCAAATCGTGCTAATGATGATAAGGAAAACGGAAATAAAAAAGAGGGTTTCAATGACTATGTTAATAAGTTCTTCAAATAAAATTATTTATATGAAAGAGGTATAAACATATGGCTTATGTAACTAGAAATGGTTTTGATGTTGAACACGCTTCATCATTACTAGTAATGGAAAACTTATTCCCTGCTATTCAACATATTAATGGTATGGGTGTTACTGACAAATACACTAAAACTAGTGATATTGAAAATGTAACTTTAATTGATGTAATGAGAGTATTACCTTATGCTCCAAGATTTAGACAACTAGGTGCTACTAACAATGGTGCTTGGTCTAATGCAAAGAATGATGGTCGTTCTAATGCACCTCAATCACAACACTACACTATTCCTGTTGATTTAATTTATGATGAGGGTGTTCCTATAACAAAGACTATCGCAGAATCTAACCCTATTCAATTACAAGCAATCGTTATGAAGCAAGTTGTTGAAGCTGCTGCTTTATCAATTAACGTTGTAACTTATGCTAAACAAATTGAGGGTTGGTTAAAGAACTATGATGATACAACAGGTGCTTTAAAAGATGCAACTAACTACTCTGACTTTGGTGCAGATGATTCTTTAGCAGCTAACGTTCAAGGTTCTTACGCTGATGCTTTCATTGAAGCAAATAGTGTTTTAACTGATGGTGTTAAATCTATTAGTGCTTTCGTAGTTGATGTTAATGAAAGACAAGCATTCGCTACTACAAAGTTCAATAGAATTATGAAACGCCAATATATGACTAATGCTTCTACTCCTGCAACTCATATGTTATCAAATGGTGTATTAAATCCATTTAATGATACTGAAGCAATCCGTATCAATGAAAAGACAGGTTATTTAGGAGTATATGATGGTGTTGACATCTTCTTATTCAACTCAACAGTTAAGAAGTTCGTTTATGATGCTTTAGGATTAACTGCTAGTGATACAACTGAAATTGCATTATTAGACAAGATTGCTTGTATGATTGTTTATGCTAATGCAACTGTTCGTGGTATCGTTGGTCCAACTGTTGAAGTAAACCCTAACGTTTACTATGGTGGTGCTTACTTATTACCTAAATTAAAGATGGGTGTTGAAGTTGTTGCACCAGATGGAATTAAGATGATTGTAGATGCTGCTTCTGGATTTACTGCTGCAAACATTTTAGCTCTAAAGGCAAAAGTTCAATTCACACCATTAGATGGTTCTGTTGTTGCACCTACTCCAACAGGCTTCAATGATGGAACATCTATGTAGTTTAGAATAAAAGGGTATCGAAAGATACTCTTTTTTTTATTTTGTTTATAAGTTATAATTAAAACAAAGGTGGTGCTATGAAATGAAATTTGTAAATATCACATATGGTCTTAAAGGACAAAGTAAGCAATACACATATCTAGTCAACGATAATGTTAAAGTAGGACAAGTTATTTTTCCTAGTTTTAGACACTTTCCAGATGGCAAAATAACTGCAACTGTTGGTATTGTTCAAACAACTAATAGTGTGACATCTAAAGAGGGTATTAATATGGCTAAAATGATGTCGGAAAAGGGTATCGTTCCTAACTATATTGCAACATCATTAAATAAAACTAATTTTCAAAGTGGCACAGGTATATCAAAGACTATGATTAATAATGATAACTTGTATGTTGCTACTACACCAGAGAATTACGATAACGCTAAAACAACAAGTAAAATGATTGAAACAAAAGAAATAAATAAGCAATTAGCAACTGAACAAGATGGCAGTAATAAAGATATAAATCAAAACATAGAAGTTAATGCTCGTAATGGTAAAGAAAAATACGAAACTGCACAAGAATATTTCGGAAGATATTTTAAATAAGGAGAGATGAGAAATGAGATTTTATACACCAAATTATTATGATGAAGCACAAATTGAAGTAATGGATATAAGTGACTTTGTATTTCCATTTAATGATGACTATATGGACTATGATGGTAGAAAGCACCAATATATTTTAAGAGAAAAAGCACTAGATGTTGTTGATTCGAATTGGAAGAAAAGACTAACTGATAAATCTCCTAATGGTGTTAGAAACCTATTAATTGCTACATCTATTAAGTTTTATAATTATGCTTATCAACATTCACGTTCAAACAACAACCAAATTAATTATTTAATTGCTAAAAGAGGTTTAAAGAGTTATCCTAATATGTTTGAGTATCGTGAAGCAATTAAAAACGCTATGGTAGATTTAGCTTTCTATTTATTAGATAATGGAGATTTAAGCCGTATTAGTG